ACCGTCTCCAACTAACACTGCATTAACGGGAATAGTCACGCCCAGTACGGCAGCAACAGTTGATTGGGACAAAACATTAGTGCTTATGTCAAAATACAAAACCTCTGTTGTATTCCACCAATTAGGGTTGGCCGTATCATAGGGCTCTGCTGTTGACGTAACATCTATTGAGTCGATAAATTTGTTTATAGACTCTTGGGCTTGCGGCAAAGAGGAAAAATAAGTTGCCAATGAACCAGGTCCTGGGCCTGTTCTGAACCTGAGGGTTGTCGGGACGTAAAACAAATCTCTTGTTTGTCCTCCTTTACCACGCTGTAAAACGCCGTTTATCATGGACGTAGGTAACGTGATAGGGGTCCCCATACCATGATTCTCACCAATTCTAGCGTACAGCTCAAAACTGGTAATGTTGGAATCCAAAACAACCTGCCAATTCCCAACGTTATCATCTTGAGTTCCTGAAATGCCTGAGACCGACCAAATTCTAACAATAGCAAAATTTCTTCTTCTATCTGCGATTTGGGAAGGGTTCGACAAAGTCAAGCAAGCTGGGTAAGGAGACGCAAATGGAACATGGAACTGAGCCCACTTACCTGGTCTGCACACAATCAAAGCAGTACTCATGCTACCCCACGTTTTCTTTGGGGTTGTCATAGCTCCGAAAGGTCTTTTGTACGTCCAACCTTTAGTGTAACATGTCGGATCATACAACACCTCAGCTACAATCCTAGATGCAGGATTCGTGCTTGTGAAAGTCAAAGCCCATGATGTGCTGCAACCCCAATTTCTGTAAATACTCCCTATTCAAGCTCCGCCAGGATTCGTTATGGCGGGAACATCTCCGTAGTTTCCATAATTAGGATTTTCTTTGTACATTTGAGGAGGAACAGACAGATTTAATTGTCGAGGCTCTGTTGTAGCTGAACCGAAAGTCATAGTGGAACCCAATTGCAAACCTCCTGGTGAATCGACCAAAGGAAACATGGTTGGGGGGGAACTTGACTCTCTATTAAAAGAAGCTCTAAGACGCCAAGGCAAAATCAAAGCCTCGTTTGGTTCGTTACCTCCTAAATTAGGGGCAGACGTCGTCTTTGCTTCGTTGTCGGCAGTATTCATATGCGGCTGCATATCTCCGCCAAGTTCAATTTCACCCGGCCCAGACTGAAATCTAACCGAAGTTGCAATAGGACCTTGTGGATCTTCAGTCCACCTATAATCTCTGCACATTTGTATGTGCT